AGAAGAGAGGATGGCTTGGCAGTCGGTCAAGAAGATCTTACCTTGCTCTTGTAAGTGTATGGACTCGCCACTGCTTCAAGGAGTTGTCTCTGGGTTCTCGCGTCCTGCGATTACCCTTCCGTCTGGCTACCTTGCGTTCGTACGTCGTGAGACCCGTCGCCTTTTCCCTAAAGGCTGGGACTCAGGATTGTATGATCGCGCGGTAGAGACTTCTTCTCCGTCCCTTTCTGGTTGCGTAGAGTCGATTCGGTCGACTGGTGGTTGTTTGTCTGAATGGCGGGGTAAGCATTCGGACTTCTTAGATATCTGTACTCGGGAAACCGAACATGAGGTGTCTACTGAAGCCGAACTTATCGTTGTTCAGTCAGCTGGAAAGCCCCGTCCCTTGACAAAGTTTTCTTCTTCAACCGCGGTCCTCCAACCGCTCCACGCGTCCATTTACGATCGACTCCGGCGTTCTCGCTGGTTGTCAGTCGGGGACATCTCTGCCAAAACCCTCAGGAGGGCTGGCTTTTCTTCCCGTCTCGGCGGGTTCCTTACATCTGGTGACTACAAGTCAGCAACAGACAACCTCTCGATTGAGGTTGCTGAGGCGATACTTGAGTCCATTTTGCTGAACACTTGTTCGGTTCCGACGTCTTTGCGCGCCAGCGCAATGAGCATCCTTCGACCAACTCTCTTTCATGAGGTGTTGGCTCCGAACGGTGTTGAGCCCAATCGGGGGCAGATGATGGGTAGTTATTTGAGCTTCCCACTCCTTTGTCTACAGAATCGCATCGCTTTTCTGTGGGCTTGTCGGAGTGCCGGTATGCTTGCTGCCGAGTCGGAACGTGTACCCTGTCTCATCAACGGGGACGACATCCTGTTTCAGACCTCCAAGGAGGTTTCGAACTGCTGGATGAATACAGTTTGCAAACTCGGGCTTGAGGTCGAGACCTCAAAAACCTCTGTTGCTAAGGACTATGGATCCTTGAATTCGACGCTCCTACGTTGGGCGGGGGATGATCTTCTGATCGTTCCCACCCTTCGCTTCGGGCGTTTGAAATCAACGGAGTATGTGTCCTCGTTGCCACGCGAGTATTCTCAATGGTTGACTGGGCTAAAGAATGGCTTCCGCTTTAGGGCGGGTGTCGTTTTCTTTAAGCGTCATCTTCTTCTCTTACGCTCAGTTCGTCTGAGTCTGTTAGAGATCGGATTTCGCGGTAGCCTAGCTTGCCGTTTGAGTTTCCTCTTTGGTTTGGTTCCGTCCGGCCCGCCGGTGGAAAAGCCTCCTCCGTGCCCTGTTGGTCACAATGTTCAAGTTTCTCTTGACGTTGCAACTAGGGTACTCGAAGAAGAGATTGGTCAGGAGTTGTGCGCCCTGAATGCGCGTGAGGTGGCTTGTTGGAAGTTTGGTTTAGGTTTCGAGTTGAGTGTTACGAGGTCTCGCATTCTTTATGCGTTGCGTCTTTCCTCAATTCGTTCTATTCCTCTTCCGGAGTTCTCTTGCCGGGAAGGGTGGCGTGGGAGGTTGTCTCAGCCGTCAAGGAGTGAACGGTATCGTGAGGCATTGCGCTGGTTTTCCGAACCAGTCATTGTTCAACCGAAAACGGTTGCTGTTTTCGACTCGCTACTGGCTAGCCAGTATGCCGATTATACACAGCTCCCGAGTTACGGTGAGTCGGTTGGGTCTGAGTGCCCGAGCGCGATTGAGGTCGGTGAAAAGAAGGGTTCCGACCCTTTGAAGTAACCTGGATGATTCGAACACCAGACTGGTGAGCACTGCTCAACAGGGTTCAAACCAGCCACGTACTGCGGTGTTACCCGAAGTCGGGTGTGTACCATCCCACGTTTGCAGGGACGTAAGAACCAAGGACGCTTGAAGTAGTTTGGCAGACAGCCAATTAAGAATCTCTGTGTTTCGAGATCGCTATGGTAGTCGTGGTGTACACATATTCCCCCGTGAGGGGGGGTGCTTGAGGGTCTCGAGAGGGATCGTCGAGTTCGATAGTAGGGCCACTACGTGGCAGGTGGAAATGGCCGGGTTAACCGCTCCTGGCGGGTTACAAAGTCTCGGTCTGGTAGGG